CAGCATCACGGACAAACTGTCCGCGCACGTGCACCAGTCGGTTGCTGCGGCCTCCACCGTGGGTAACGCCGACCCTGCGGAACTGCAGGAGTCGGCAGCCGCTGCTGCCGAGGCGTTTGCGGACTCAGTAGTGCACGAGGCGAAGGCAAGTTGGTCGAAGGCGTGGGCCAGCACAGCCCATGCGGAGTTGCACATCGCCAAGCAGACGGGCGCCGTGCAGGCCATCATCAATAAGCTTGACGTGTATCAGAGCGGGGATGGCGCTGATTCGCTGGTGAGCATAGTGCCCGGCACAGGCAACTGCGAGGATTGCGAGCTTCGACAGTTGTTCGAACAAGGTTCTAACGCGGATGCCGGGGTAAAGCACACGAGGCAGAACAGACTGCACGTACACTGGAAGACTACCATGCCACCGCTGCATCCCGGGTGCGGTTGCCAGGTGGTGTTTGTCCCCAAGGGAATGGGCTGGTCGGACGGCAAGCTCACCGTGTTGAACGAGCAGGTGTTCATCGAAGAGCTTAGGAAGGCCGTAGACACTGGGTCTATGTCTGCCACAATCAAGCCGCCTGGACCTTCGGCGGCCACTACGTCGGCTCCAGCCGTGAAGGCGTCGCAGAACCCAGGCAGCATCAAGGGCGCCGCTGCCCCAGGCAACGTTGCAGGTCCCGGAAGGCCTGCTGCCGAGGCTGCTGCAGGCGGAGGCGCTGGCGGCGCTGGCGGCGCTGGGTCTGGTGAGTCAAGCCAGTACGAGCCTTGTTCCATGGGAAACCCCGACGACTGCTTGAAGGCTGACGGAAACGGTTCTCCTACGCATAAGAAGGGTGGAACTATAGAGCAGCTTCACGCAGCGTACAGGGCCAAGCACGGCGGCGGTGAGTCGGCCACGGCTGCCAAACACGACGACGCTGCTGAGACGGCGGCATCCGCGTGGGGCGCGCAGCCTAACGCGCGTGATGTAGTTCGTTCGCACTTGCAAGACGGAAACATCACCAGCATTCGTAGCACTAAGGACCCAGTTACAGAGGAAGCCAAGGGCAGCATCGTGACGGGCGCAACTGACTCCTTCGTCATCGCCATAGAAGGTAACGGTCGAGGAATTCTAAAACCTCCAATGCACTACAAAGCCAACGCCGGCTTTGGCGCTTGGTTCAACGGTCCAAACTCGTCTAGTCACAACCACGAAGCAGCCGCGCATAGCATGTATGTCGGTATGGGTATGCCAGACCACGCGCCCGTTACAGTGACCAGAGACCACGCTGGGCAGCGTGTTAGCGTGCAGCAGCTAAAAGAAGGCTACGTAAATCTAGGTACGCACCATGCCAAGGCGACTGGCGGCGAGTCGTTGACGTTGAGCGGCTTGCTGTCCAGGTGCCCGGCTGAACACAAGGACGCCATGCGCGATAAGGTCACGGACATCGCGTTTATGGACCTGGTCATGAACCAAGGAGATAGCCACCTAGACAACTACATGCTTTCCGAAGACGCATCCGACATCGTGCGCATAGACAGCGGTCAGGCTTTTGGGCATTCTATGTTTGGCGTGTCCAGCGGTCTGTTCGACCTAATCTCGGAGGGCAAGAAGGGCCCCATTCCACTTCCGGATCACATCCGTTCTCGCCTTGAAACCACGTCTTTTGGTGACACCAAAAAGATGCTAGGGGAACACCTACCGGAGTGGCAAGTGGGACAGCAGTTCATGCGCCAGAAGTACGTGGTGTGGTTGGACCAACATGAGGGAGGTTTGGACCCCGAAAAGTTTCAAGGCGTAGATGCTGCGGTCAGGCAAGGACTTGACCTTGTGCAACCTGCCAACAAGTGGCGGGTGAATGCTCAGGGACATCCAGAAACCGACACAGATAAGCAGCAAGCACATACGTTTTATACCCGAATGAAAAACGGGCAGCTTCCACATCAACTGTTCGAGTCGTTTGCCAAAGGCTGGATCGACGACGCAAAGTCAGACCCAGCACAACCGGACCACGCAACCGCTGTAGAGCTTGATGCTATAGGTATCTTCATGCCGCACAGCGCGCTACACAGCCCAGACGCCTCCCGCAAGCAAGGGGACCACAGAGAGTACGAAAAGACCATCGTGGGTAACACAAAGCCAGTAGGTGCATTGTACAGCGCAGCAGAAGCAGCGGCTCCCGCGGTCAAGCCGCGCGCATCCGCACCCTCGGGCGCTGCAACCAAGCCAGACAGCATCCAGGCGCTAAAGACCACTGTAGAAAAGAGCTTGCCGCTGTTCATTGACTTGACTAGTAAGTAATAGTGGCTAAGAGTATCACATGAATAAACCGTACGTGGCCGTTGTGGACTCGCAGAAGAACGCCGTAGTAGCCAGGTTTTGGCACGAGGACGGCAAACTTTGCTGTGACCAGGCCTACTACTTGAAGTACGCAAAGAGCTGGAATAGACGAGGCGCCGACCCTTCCTCGGCTGAGTTTTTGGACGTCATAGTGCGCCACTTCAGGAACGGGTACCTGAATGCGTACAAGGTGAGTGACCATGAGTAACCGGTTGGCACGATGTGCTCACGGCGGCGGGCCTGCATGTACAAGGCAGGGCGGGTCAGGCACGTGTCAGCACGCCGCCGGTTATCTTCATCCGCTACCCACGGTTGCCGAACTCGGGGCGCCCGTAGGTGACGTGACCTCTCTAAAGCAGGAAATCAGTAAGAGCATAGAGCTACCCGAGCTGACAACCACCTATGACGCTGATGCGCTCACCGTACTGTCCACAGGGTTCGACACATCAGTGGACTCTGTGGGTTTGGTGGCTAAGTCGTTGTACTCGTTTGATGTAGAGACGCCAGAAGGCGTGATGAAGATACTGGAGTTGATTCCGGTGCTGGACGCGGACATCATACGCGCTCTGGCTGGTAAGATCTGGCCAGGATATCCCACCGCAGATCGCGACATCAACCTCTTGCGCGACGAGGTACGCGGATACCTCATGGACCTTTTGAACGCCCAATGAACCCTTGCCCAAAATGCGGCGGGCCCCGGCGTAGGGCCCAGGGAGAGTGCCCTAAGTGCATCGATGCACAGGCTAAGAGCACGCTCATGCCCCCGGCCGTGTTGGAGCACGTTTGGCTCCAAAAACTTGCAGCAAAGGGGCCGCTAACGCGTTTGGGCCTTATCAGCTTGGGAGTACCTGTCCCGTTGATTACAACCTTGTGCCAGCGTGGTATACTCCTCAGGGAGTACAATCCGGCCATTTGCACCCACTATTACACGGTGAACCAAAGTGCCAGAAAGCCCCGACAGTAAGGACCATGTCCACCGGTTCGCCCTGCGCAACGGGGACCAAGTCATGTCCTCCGTAGGGCGTGACGCCAGGGAGGGCTTGCACGTACACACCGTCGGTAGCTCCTCGACTTCCCCCGACGATGACAGCCCCGACCACTACCACGTCGTGTTCTTCGAGGGCATGGACATCACCGGTGGGCCGCCTACTCGCCCTGCTGAGGCGGGTTTCTTCAACGACGGGAACGACATCGAGTCCGTAGTGCAGAAGTCACTTCTCCCCGACTTGGTGGACCCAGAACATACGTATGTGTTCTACACGGACGAGTACGGTGTGCGGGAGTACTGGTACCAGGACCGCCGCGGTAACTACTGGCGTTATTCTAACGCGCCAGAGGACCACAAGGACTACGACACGTTCGCCGGTGTGGCAGTGTTCGACGACGAGCAACCGCTGCCCCACACTGCGCCACAGTTCTTCACCCCGGAAGGACGCAAGCGGCACATGGGCGTGCCACAGGGTTCGCAGACGTCTATCAACCCTGCGTACAACCCCGCGGACGCCCGGAACACGTGGTACGAGGCGTACTCGTCTCCCACTGACGGCGTTCCCCGCTTTGTGTACATGGACACAGATATCCGAGAGAACCTGGACCTATGGGTCCAGTACCAGCTGCGGGTCGTAGACGCAGGGCTGATCAACTATAGGCAGCAAGCGGTTGCCATGTTCCACGACGACCATCCAAAGGACAAGATCCTTGGAGCAGTGCTCATCCTAGTGGACCAGGGGTTCTTCGACCCGTGGGAGTTGTCGCAGGCAACGGTAGGCGACTTGGAGTTCATTGACGAAGCTGTGAAGCTTCTTGGGCGCAAGCTACTTTGCGACCCGCCCATGTTCGACTTTCTTACGAGCATTGTAGCCAACAGGGTGCCTACCGACCCCTTGTTCTACGTAGACACAATGCACGGAAGGCAGGCCCTGGGC